TCACCACACTATAATGAAAAAATGGGTTGCGGATTTTTTGCAATTGAACACACAAACCCTAAAGATTATCGCCGTAAGGCACTAGACACAATGGAAGACGAAGGCCGTGACTGGGCTCAAGAGCAGCACCGCAAGGATCCAAAGGCTGGTTGGGGCGCAAGAAAGCGTCTATACATTAATGTTCTAGTTGATGATGGAAAGACTGAGCCATATGTGGCAATTCTTTCTCAGGGGGTAAGTGGTAAAACAATTACACCAACATTGATTGAATATGCAAATGAAATGGGAAGTATCACAAATCTAATGTGGCGTGTAAAGCGTAGTGGTCTTAAGACAGACACAAGCTACACGATCATCCCACTCGCTAAAGATGAGAAGCCATTTGACTTCTCTGCTGTAGAGCTGTTCGACTTAGAAAAAACAGCAGTCAGAAGCGTACCATACGCCGAGCAAGAAGCTTTCTACACTGGAGAATCATCTCCAGAAGAAAGAGAATCTTCTTCAACAAGCAGCAGCGTAGACTGGTAGTATTAAATAGTGGAGGCGGTATTGACCGCCTCCACATTATTTAGTAAAATAACATTATGAGAACATACGACATCCCAGACCCATTTGAGACTTTTGTTTCCAACAAGTATAAAAACTATGTGGGTGCTCTGTACGATTTCTTTGCCAGAGAATGGCATATGAAATGCGGATGTTGCAAGGAAGATTTATACGCACCAACAAAAAAGATATTGACTAAAATTAGGTTATATCATACTAGAAATGAATGCACAGGCGGATACTAATGAGTTTTACACATTTACACGTTCACTCTTACTACTCGCTTATGGACGGGCTAAACTCTCCAGAAGAATTGTGTCAGGCAGCGTTAGATGCTGGTCAAACAGCAATCGCCATAACAGATCACGGCACATTGTCTTCTCATCGTGATATGCAGATAGCTGCAAAGAAGCTTGGCATAAAGCCGATACTTGGAGTTGAGGCTTACATATCACCAACAGATAGATTCGATAGATCTTCTAAGACAGATAAATCAATTCAGGCGTATAATCATATTATTCTTTTAGCTAAGAATAAAAAGGGTCTAGAGAATATCAATACCCTGCAGGAGCTTGCGTGGACAGAAGGCTTTTATCATAAGCCACGTATTGATAGGGAGGTGCTTAAGGAATATGCGGAAGGTATTGTTGTACTCTCTGGATGCCTTAATGGCCTCATCTCTAAAGCTATCGAGAAAGGCGAGTTCTCTGAAGCTAAGATGGTTCTCAAAGATTTTCAGAAAACTTTCGGTAAAGATTTTTATGTTGAGGTTCAATCTCACAATCCAGAAGAAATAAATTCAAAGCTTCTAGAGCTTGCCGACGAACTTAAAATTAAGGCGGTGGCAACTGGAGATGCACATTTTGCTAAAGAAGAAGATAGAGTTTTAGAAGAAGCAATGCTTATTCTATCAACATCTCCTAAATCAGATAAAGATGCAGACTTTGAAATGTCTAGACAAATGCCAGACATGCTTGATAGATTTAATTACCTATATCCAGACCGTAAGATATCATTTGCTGACTATAATTTATTTATACAAAGTAGGTCTGAAATTGAGGCGGACTTTAATAAGGCAGGTATTACTCGTACAGATATATATGATAATACAATGGAAATTGCTAATAAGATTGAAGAATATGACTTCAATAGGGGTCTAGATCTGCTACCTATCCCAAAGACCAATGCTGACAAGAAACTGTCTGATATGGCCTTAGAAGGCCTTAGAAGACTATCTCTGGACAAAGATCAGGTCTACTTGGATAGAATTGCAGAAGAGTTATCTATAATTAAAGATAAGTCATTTGCATCATATTTCCTAGTTGTAGCCGATATGATTACATGGGCTAAGTCAAATAATATTATGGTTGGCCCAGGTCGTGGTTCTGCAGCTGGCTCATTGGTTTGCTATGCCCTTGGAATTACGGATGTAGACCCAATTAAATACGATTTACTTTTCTTTAGATTTATTAACCCAGAACGTAATGACTTTCCAGATATCGATACAGACTTTGAGGATCGCCGTCGCAAAGAGGTTAAGGATTACCTAAAGAAAAAGTTTAAGCATGTTGCATCTATTTCTACATTTACTTACTTTAAAGACAAGGGAGTAATTAGAGATGCTGCTCGTGTATTTATGGTTCCACTGTCTGATGTAAATCGTGCAATGAAATCTATTGACACATTTGAAGACTTTATGGATTCACCAAATACAAAAGAGTTCAGAGCAAAATACCCAGAGGTAACTTGGCTTGCTGAAAAGCTGCGTGGAAAAATTCGTAGCGTTGGAGTGCATGCTGCTGGAGTTGTTGTAGCAAAAGATGATTTAAGAAAGTATGCTCCAATAGAGTCTAGAGCAGATGCAAACGATGAAGTTTCTGGAAGAATTCCAGTCGTGGCATACGACATGGATACGGTTGCAGATATAGGTCTTATTAAACTAGATGCCCTAGGACTTAAGACTTTATCTGTAATCTCTGACACTCTGAAAACAATTAAAGATAGATCTGGTAAAGAGATTAATCTATATGAAATACCGCTTGATGATCAGAATGTTTATAAAATATTTAATGATGGATACACAAAGGGAATATTCCAGGCAGAAGCAACCCCATATACAAACCTTCTTATTAAAATGCGGGTTGATAAGTTTGAAGATTTAGCTGCATCTAATGCTTTGGTTCGCCCAGGCGCAATGAATACAGTGGGTGCTTCTTATATTAAGCGTAAGCATGGAGACGAAGCAGTTCATTATACTCACCCTATAATGAAGCCTTTTACAGAAAATACATACGGAGTTATTATTTATCAAGAGCAAGTTATGCAAGCATGCGTACACTTGGGAGGAATGACCTGGTCGGAAGCAGACAAGGTTAGAAAGGTTATTGGTAAGAAGCAGGATGCAAAAGAACTCAGTCCTTTCAAAGATAAGTTTATTGACGGCGCTAAGAAGCATATCAGCACCGATGAAGCAGAAAACCTCTGGAAAAACTTCGAAGCACATGCTGGATACTCATTCAATCGCAGTCACGCTGTCGCTTATTCTATGCTTTCTTATTATACCGCTTGGCTTAAGTGTTATTATCCTTTGGAATTTCTATTCTCGATCCTTAAAAATGAAGGAGACAAAGACGCCAGAACAGGCTATCTGATTGAGGCAAAAAGACTTGGCATTAAGGTAAAGCTTCCGCATGTAAACGAGTCCGATGTAAACTTTTCACTACAAAAAGATTCTATTAGGTTTGGGCTAGCAGAAGTTAAATTTATTTCAGACAGCATTGCAAACAAGATTATAGAAAAGAGACCTTATGAAAACTATAAAGACTTTGTTGATAAAGCATCTAAGAAAGGCAGTGGTATTAATTCTAGGGCCATTTCTTCTCTTAACTCTATTGGCGGTGCTGCTTTTGATGATAACCCTAGAAGCGGCAAAGAAGCCGAGTCTTATTACGAATTTTTAGGAATACCATCCTTTAATCTTTCTAACTTAGATCCAAAGATTAAAGCGCAGGCTAGACCGATTGACGAGTTTGAAGAGCTTGGATCTTTTGTAATGTTCGGCATGGCAAAGAGCATAAAGCGTGGTAATGGCTGGTCGAGAATTGAGCTTGTGGATGAAAGCGGATCAGTAGGGCTATTTGATATTGAGCAAACAAAAATAGAGACAAATAAAATGTACTTTGTGCTTGTTGGGGATAATCGAATATCTAGATACGTTGAAGTTGATTTAATTAATAAAGATTCAGAAGATGCTTTTGTTAAATACTTGTACGCACAATCGTACCCTATTGACGAAAATCAGAGGTTTGTGATAAGCTATACACCATATAAAACAAAAGCTGGAAAAACTATGGCGCACTTAGTTATGTCAGATAAAGATAAAAATTTGAATAGAGCAATTGTATTCTCAAGCATGTACCCACTTTCGTTGGCAAAAATGCGAGAGGGAATGGTGTGCGAGCCAGTTCTAAAAACTTTAGAAGATGGAACACTTATGGTTAAGGAAGTAAAGTGATGGACAACAAAGAAGATATTTTTAAGACAATGAATGCAACCACAGTTCTGGTTGCCATTTTGAATCAAATTGGATCTATTGAGATCCCAACAGAAGCTTTTGTTAAGTCTAATAGCGAAGACACTCAGCTTTCAGTTTCTTACAACGACGAGTCATTGTCATTTGAATTTAAGCTAGAGCCTAAGAGTTTAGAGTCTGCTGAAGAATTGGCTAATAATTAATTAGCATGGATATTCAATTAGATGATATTTTAGCCAAGCTTGACCCAAAGACTAGAGCAAGGGTTCAATCTGCTGTTGACATTCAAATAGAAAAGCAGCCAACTCCTAGTATTGGATTGAACTTTGCATTAAATGGTGGGTTTGCTTACGGCAGACAGATACTGGTGTGGGGAAATAAATCAGCAGGAAAATCTTCGTTTTGCTTGCAAATGATTGCTTTAGCGCAAAAAGAAGGAAAGACTTGTGCGTGGATTGATGCAGAGCACTCTTATGATCCAGAGTGGGCCGAGAAGTTAGGGGTAAACTCTAAAGAGCTCATTTACTCTCCAGCCAAAACAGTCAATGACATGGTTGATGTAGCAACAAAGTTAATGGAAGCTGGGGTAGATTTAATTGTAGTTGATTCTATATCAGCACTTCTTCCAGCAATCTATTTTGAAAAAGATGGTAATGAAATGAAGGATTTGCAAGATACAAAGCAAATCGGCGCAGAAGCAAAGGATATGACTCACGCAGTCAAGATGTTAAATTATGCAAACAAAAACACACTACTTGTTCTCATCTCACAGCAACGAAATCAATTTGGATCTATGCATGCTAGTCACATCCCCACAGGTGGCATGGCAGTTAAGTTCTTCTCTTCAACCGTCATTAAGCTATGGTCTTCTGAAGCTGAGGCTAATGCTATTAAGGCAGGCATTAAAGTTGGTGACAAAATTATTGAGCAAAGAGTTGGAAGGCCAGTTAATTGGATTGTTGATTACAACAAAGTCGGCCCCCCAAATCTATCGGGACAATACGATTTTTACTACCAAGGGGAAGCTCTTGGTATAGATTACGTTGGAGAAACTCTAGACGTTGCAGAAATGTGTGGGGCAGTTGAAAAAGGTGGAGCCTGGTATACAATTAATAAAGAAAGATTCCAGGGTAGAGCAAAGGCTGTCCAATATCTTCGTGACAATAAAGACGTGCTAGAGAATTTAAAGAAGGATATAGATGCCAGATATTAATGAGTTTTTTACCTCTAAGCCTAAAAACATTGGTGATGATAGAGTAGAAAGAATAGAGCAAGTCAGACCATGCAGTAAGTGTGATCTCTCTGCTCCTTTCTATAACTTTAACCAAGTAACTCTAGAAATGTATTGGACATGTTCTAATGGACATGAGACAAGGCACAAGTTCAACTAATGTCTGAAAGAGCAGAGGTAAAAAGAGATGGCGCTAAGGCACAAAAAAATAGTGGCCGTGGTGATTATCAAAAAGGTGACGCTAAGTGGAAGCAGTTTGTCGTAGACTATAAAGAAGCAAAATCGTCATTTACTTTAAACAAAGATGTATGGGCTAAAATCTGTACAGATACTTTTAAGGTTAGCAGGGACATGCACCCAGCACTTAAAATAATTATCGGTGGGGATTCCAAGGTCCGTCTTGGAATCATAGAGTGGTCAGTTTTAGAAGAGCTGATTACATTTTGGGAGGAAAATAAAAATGGCTAATCCAATTATTACAATCGTAGGAAGAGTTGGCAGTGAACCAGAATCTGTTGGATCAAACGGTCTTAGATTTAGAGTAGCAACCAATGATCGTGTTAAGAATGATGTGACTGGCGAGTGGGAAGACAAGAACACTTCTTGGTGGACAGTAAAATCTTGGCGCACACTTGCAGAGCAGTCAAAGTCTGTTATTAAAAAGGGTATGGAAGTTGTCGTTGTCGGAAAGATTTTTGAAGACACCTGGACAGATAAAGATGGCGTAAAGAGAAGCTCTTACGAAATTAATGCTGACTCAATTTCTGTTACATCTTACAGCCTTTCTAAGAATAAGCCTGCAGCAAATGATGATTTCCCATCATACAAAACATATGCAGAGGTTCCTTTTTAATGCTATTATTGACCTATGGAATAATGATCGGCTTCGTACTTGGGTACGGAGTCGGTCTTCTAATGGACAGGTGGGATAAGAAGATTAAAAATGACAGAGGATAAAAATACACTAGAGTTAATTAACTCTATAACTGAGTTCAACGATCTTCACGAATACATGAGCGATGCTCAGCTGGATCGAGCATTGGCTGTTATTGTAAAGCTGCTGTTAAACCCAGATGTTCCTGCTGCAAAAGCACCACAGCTTATTATAGAGCTTCAGGCTATGTCTACTAAGTTTGCAATGATGGCATCATACTATTCAACAATAGCAAAAGACAAAGCTGGCACAACAAATAATAATAAGAAGAATATATATTATTCAGCAAAGGAGTCCATAGACAAACTTGTAGATGCACTTAAGTATGTCGTTAGGTATAATTTGTAATGGGTAGAAACATAGTTAAAAATTTAAAGTTTAAGAAGCACACGGGTAAGTTCTTTGACCCAGAGCTTTTTGCATCAATGCTAGATGAGTCATATAAAAATACTAAAAGAGCAGACGGAGAGATGACCAAGAAGTCTTTTAGTCCAAGCTCACTTGGTTATGGCCATGGAACATGCCCTAGATACTGGTACATGGCTTTTTCAGGAGCTGTTTTTATTGATAACAATGATGCGGTTGCAGTTGCAAACATGGCTCAGGGAACGCAGGCTCACGAAAGGCTTCAGAACTTAATTAAAACTATGCCTCAGTGGAAAGCGGAAGAAGAAGAGATTATCAATGAGTATCCTCCTATTAGAGGGTTTATAGATCTAATTATGGAATATGAAGGCGAGACTGTAATTGGTGAAATTAAAACTGCTAAGCAGGAAGTGTGGGATGCAAGACAGGCTGAGATGAGCCCATCTGCAAACCACCTGTTGCAACTTTTGACATATATGAAGCTTAAGGATGCAAAAGAAGGCTTCTTTCTTTATGAAAACAAGAACACTCAAGAGATATTGATTATCCCAGTATCAATGAATGAAAGAAATAAAAAGATCATCGAGGACACCTTTATTTGGATGCGTGAAGTTTGGGATAACTTTAAGGACGGTGACCTTCCAATGAAGCCAGAGGGTGCCACGAAAACAAAGATGCCTTGCACATACTGCCCAATCAAAAAGCAATGCTACTCAAAGGATACTCCGACTGGTACAGTTCAAATAGAAAGATTTAAGGTACCAACACTGTGATATGCGCCAACTCTGATTGTTTAAACGATAAAGAGTTTACTCCAAAAACTCACAACCAGAAGTATTGTTCAGATGAATGCTGCAGGGTCGCAACCAATAAAAAAATAATGGAGAAATACTATGAAAAAAAGGCTATTAGATCTGGTCAAAAAAGATACTGCAAGAAGTGTAACTCTAGCTTAAGTAGATATAATTCTTCTTTTATATGTGCAAAGTGCGAAAAAAGCATTTCAACTTCAGATAAAGATAGAGTATTAAGGATGCTAAATGACTCTGGCCAAATTAGCTAAAACAAAAGCAAACAGGGTGCTAGGCATAGATGCTTCAACATCGTCTGTTGCATTCTGTTTAATTGAAAACAACAAGCCAGTCAAATGGGGCAAGATAAATATAGTTGGCAATGACATATATGAAAAAATATATGACGCTAAGGTAAAGACAGCTTTGATGCTTGATGAGTTAAAGTCAGACTACATAGCAGTAGAGGGCGCAATACTTGTCAGATCTGCAGATGCTGTGATAAAATTATCTTATGTCTATGGTGTTGTTATTGCCGAGCTTATGTCTACTGGTGCTTCCGTGATTACTATTTCTCCAAGCGCTTGGCAGGCTCATATTGGAAATAAGAACCCAACCAAAGATGAAAAGGAAGCGATAAGGGTGTTGAATCCAGGGTATGCAGACTCATGGTATAAGAATAAGTTACGTAATATGAGGAAGCAAAGAACCGCAGATTACTTTAATAAAAAATATGGTTTAAGCGTTATAGATTTTGATGTTGCAGATAGTTTTGGTATCGCATATTATGCTAATGAAGTGTTGACAAAGAGGTGAAATTGTATAAAAATAAAGACTGGTTGCATAGAAGATATGTTATCCAAAGAAAAAGTATGGAAGAAATTGCTAGCGAATGTGGCGTAACGGTTATGACCATATATAGAGCTTTAAAAGAAAAAGGTTTAATTAAATGAGCTTAACTCCAGTATTTGAAGATTCAAAAGAATTTAAGTACGACGATCTATATTTGCTTACCGTAGGAACCGAAGCTGGAAAAGAAATCTTGTCCACCTGTCTTGAAATTGCTCACATGCTAATTAAAAAGAATATTGCATACGGGAACTCAGCCTTGGAGCCAGTTAGAATATTTTCGAAGGCGGGACCAAAAGAGCAGCTATACGTCCGTATTGATGATAAACTAAATAGACTAATTAAGGGTGCCGAATATCCAGGAGATAATGATATTGATGATCTAATTGGCTACCTAATATTGCTAAAGGTTGCAAAGGAATTTGCTATTTCAGTCGACTAGAAGTATAATAAAGTCATATGGAAATCGAATTAGCTGATCATTTTGATCGCATGAATAAAGTAGTCGAAGAGCTACTTAGGGGAAACAACCCCACACAGATTGCTACCCTGACGGGCCTTAAGAGGGCAGAAGTTATTGGCTTGATAGATGAGTGGAAGAATGTCGTACACAATGACACATCGGCTCGTGAACGTGCTAAGGAGGCCATCTCTGGTGCGGATCAACACTATGCAATGCTTATTAAAGAAGCATGGAAAACAGTTGAAGATGCAGATCAAGCAGGTCAGCTTAGCGTTAAGTCTGGTGCCCTTAAGTTAATTGCCGATATAGAAGGAAAAAGAATCGGAATGCTTCAGGAAGTCGGGCTACTTGACAATGCAGAACTTGCTGGGCAGATTGCAGAGTCAGAAAGAAAGCAAGAAGTATTAGTTAGAATTTTGAAAGAAGTAACTGCGTCATGCCCAAAGTGTAAGATGGAAGTTGCTAAACGTTTATCTCAAATCACTGGAATTGTTGAGCCTATAGAGATTATTGAGGAAGTCAGTGGAGTTTGATTTTAATGATCTCATTGACATCTTGGATGGTGAAGAGTTTGATGAAAGACCAGTAGACCTTAGAACTTTTGTAACAGACAAAAACTACTTGGGTTTGCCAGGATTATCTGAGCACCAATACACACTTATAGAAAAATCATCTCAGATATATAAAGAGTCAACTCTTATCAAGCTGTTTGGTGAATCAGAAGGTTCCTTAAGATACAGGCAGACGTGCAATGAAGTTGTTGCACAATTAGGTAAAGGTAGCGGTAAAGATTATTGTTCTACTATATCTGTTGCCTATATAGTATATTTACTATTGTGCCTTAAAGACCCCGCATCATATTACGGAAAGCCTCCTGGCGACTCTATAGATATTATCAATATTGCTATTAACGCTCAGCAGGCAAACAATGTTTTTTTTAAGGGGTTTAAGAATAGAGTAACACACTCACCGTGGTTTGCTGGCAAGTATTTTGAAAAAGCTTCAGAAATAAAGTTTGACAAGAATGTTACAGTGTATTCTGGTCACTCAGAAAGAGAAGCTTTTGAAGGTTATAACGTACTAGTTGCAGTGCTCGATGAAATTTCTGGCTTTGCTCTAGACAGCACAAGTGGTCACGATCAAGCAAAGACTGCAAGCGGAATTTATGACATGTACAGGGCATCTGTGGATTCTCGTTTTCCAGATTATGGCAAAGTAATCCTTCTGTCTTTCCCAAGATTTAAGAACGACTACATTCAGCAAAGATACGACGACATTATATCGGAGAAAGAAGTTATATCTAGATCGCATAAGTTTAAGCTGGATCCAGAATTGCCAGAAAATACAGTTGGCAATGAGTTTGAAATTTTCTGGGATGAAGATCAAATTGTTTCATATAAGTACCCTAGAGTTTATGCTATACGTAGGCCAACCTGGGAAGTTAATCCTACAAGAAGCATTGAGGATTTTAAAATTGCATTCTATAGAGACGTAACAGATGCATTAGGAAGATTTGCCTGCATGCCACCAGAAGCAATTGATGCTTTCTTTAAATCTCGTGAAAAGGTAGAGATGGCATTTAATGACCTTTCAATAGCCGTAGATGGTTTTGGAAGGTTTGAAGAATGGTTTCAGCCAGAAGAAGATAAAGAATACTTTATCCATGTTGACTTAGCACAAAAGCATGACCATTGTGCTGTATCAATGGCTCACATTGAAAAGTTTGTTAGCGTAAAAGTTACTGACACTTATTCTCAGCCAGCACCAATAGTTAAGGTGGATGCTGTGATGTATTGGACGCCTACTTCAGATAAGTCAGTAGACTTTACAGAAGTAAGAGATTATATATTATCTTTAAGATCTAGAGGATTTAATATTAGGATATGCACTTTTGACCGATGGAACTCTCACGATATGATGCAGCAGCTAAAACAGTATGGAATAAATACTGAAACTTTATCTGTATCTAAAAAACATTATGATGATATGGCAATGGTTGTTTTAGAGGAAAGACTTAATGGCCCACACATCCCATTGCTTGTAGACGAATTACTAGAGTTAAGAATTATGCGTGACAAGGTCGATCACCCAAGAAAGGGATCCAAGGACTTAGCCGATGCTGTTTGCGGATCTATATATAACGCAATTAGCTTGACAAGGGCAGCGTTTGGAGACATAGAGGTTCATGATTATTCTTCTGTAAAGAAGCAGTATAGAGAAAGTTTAGTACAGGATAGTCCTAATTTAATTAAAGCACCTTCAGCAATGCCAAGAGATCTTTCTGATGCACTAAGTGGAATGGAAATAGTATGAGTATATATCAAGATAAAGCTAAAGAATGCAAGTGTTGCAGCAAACATGTACCACTGCCAACAAGACTTAAAGAATATTCTGGTGTGCTTGTATGCCCAACCACATTCGACAATATACATGAGTATAAGAGGGTTTGGTCGGAAATAGGCAAGAGGCCACCAGGCAGTATTAGAAAGCATTTTTCGGAGTATGTTCAGCAAATAGTTGAGCAATCTATTGACAAATCAGAGCTATAAATACTATAATTCAACTAGGCAACAATAGCTTAGTTGGTTAAAGCCCCGAACTCATAATTCGGTAATCGTAGGTTCAAGTCCTACTTGTTGCACAGGGGGAACAATGTTTGATGAATATGATGACGAAGAAGATATAATGCTGAAGATTCAGCACTATATAGATATTGGTGCTATTAAAATTGCTGGCTTCACAGAAGATGGAGAAGCAATCTTTGAGTTAAATGAAGATGTAACACCACTACTTGCACCAGATTTATGGCAAGCTCATGAAGAATATGTTGAGTCTGAGCTTATAGATCTAGTTAATAATGATTTAATGCAGGTTGAGTACGATGAAGATCTTCGGGCAACATATAATTTTACCAAAGAAGGCTATGACATAGCAAAAAGAAAAGGTATTATTCCTTTAGAAAGCATTGAAGATTTTGATCTTTAATACTATAGTTATACCTCTGTAGCTCAGAGGAAGAGCAACAGACTTCTAATCTGTTGGCCGCTGGTTCGAATCCAGCCAGGGGTGCTTGAAATGTTCCTATAGCTCAGTTGGTAGAGCAGCAGACTTTTAATCTGCGGGTCGATGGTTCGAGACCATCTGGGGACACAATGGGGGTTAGCTCAGTCGGCAGAGCGGGAAGCTGTTAACTTCTAGGCCATAGGTTCGAGTCCTATACCCCCAGCGGATGAATATCCAACTTATATAAGGAGAATAAATGAAAACTGTAGGAGATAAGCTCGGTAACTTTGCTGTTACTGGTGTTAAACCTGGGGCGTTGTCATATGACGACTCCTCATTTGAAGTACTTACGCAAGATTCTTTCCCAGGAAAATGGAAGATCATTGCGTTCTATCCAAAAGATTTTACATTCGTATGCCCAACTGAAATTGTTGCGTATGATGCATTAGTAAATGATTTTAACGACAGAGATGCTGTACTGCTAACTGGATCTGTGGATAATGAATTCTGTAAGGTCGCATGGCGTAATGCTCATGAGGATCTTAAGAAAACAAACTCTTGGTCATTTGCAGATACATCACATGCATTGGCAAACGACCTTGGTGTACATCACCCATCTGGCGTAACATATCGTGCAACATTTATTATCGATCCAGATAATGTTATTCAGCACGTTACATGTAACAACTTGGATGTAGGCAGAAATGCAGAAGAAGCTCTTCGTGTTCTAGATGCACTACAGACTGGCGAGCTTTGTGCATGCAACAGACCTTTGGGTGGAGAAACACTTTAATGTCTTGGGTAGTGCAATTAAATGAAAACCTTCCAGAGTATGCAAAGGACATCAAGCTAAACCTCGATGCTGTAATCAATAGGTCTACTGTTGATGCAGAACATGCTTTATACCTTTCAATTGCTGCAGCATTTGCAACTGGTAACCCAAAGCTTTTGAGTTACTTAGTGTCTAATGCAACAGATGAGGTTGAAAAAAATGCAGCTTTATCTGCAGGAGCAATAATGGCTCAAAATAATGTATGGTATCCCTTTATTGAAATGGCAGACGATGTTAATCTAAAAGGACTACCAGCACAACTTAGAATGAATGCTATTTCATCTCATGGTGGAACTACTAAGGCTAAGTTTGAAGCATACTCTTTAGCTTCATCCATAATTGGGAAATGTCATTTTTGTGTAAAAGCACACTATGAGACATTGAAGCAAGAGGGATATAGTGTTGAGCAGTTGCGTGATATCGGAAGAATTGCAGCAACAATTAATGCATTGTCAAAAATACTTAGCGCATAAAACATTTCCTGAGCATGAATTAAAACTGCTCCTACACAGGAGGATATATGAAAGCCGACTTAAACACTAGATCAATTTGTTTTGACGACATTTTGTTGGTTCCAAAAAAATCTAACATCGTATCACGAGGTAATATTAATTTAGATACAGTAATTGGAAATCCAATTAGGCCAGAAGCTTTTATTAATTTAAGATACCCAATCATTATGGCCCCTATGGATTTTATTACAAGTAACTCCATGATAGAGAAAATAATATCATTTGGCGGCCTGGCTATCTTGCCAAGATATGCTAATTTTGACGAAAGAATTGATAGATTAAAGAGAATTCCTGAAAATGTAGATCGTAAAAAACTTGGGTTTGCAATATCTATTGAAGAGTCAAAAGATAAAAGATGTATTGAAACTTTAAAGCAGCTTGGTATAAAAGTAATCCTTCTAGAAGTGGCCCTGGGACACTTAAAGATTGTTGTCGATGCTGTAAAGGATTTAAGGTCTATTGTAGATTCAAATATTCATATTATGGTTGGCAATGTTTCTTCTTCAGAGGCATATAAAGATTTGATGGATGCTGGCGCAGACTCAGTAAGAGTTGGCATTGGTGGAGGTGCTGCATGTACAACTAGAATGGTTACAGGATTTGGAGTTCCAGTATTATCATCAGTTCTAGATTGCTATGAAAATACTAATGAGTCTGAAGTAAACGGAATAATATCGGACGGTGGAATTAAAAACAATGGGGATGTAGCAAAAGCCTTGGCTGCTGGAGCTTCTGCTGTAATGATGGGGTCTTTCTTTTCTGGACATGATGAGTGTGACACAGACAAAAATGGCAGACATGTATTTAGAGGATCTGCTTCTTTAGAAGTTCAAAAAGATAACAATGAAGATCTGGTAAAAGATTTAAAAAATGTATATGTAGAGGGTGTGTCGGGGTTTGTTTCATCCAAGGGGCCAATTGAGTATTCTTTAAATATGCTAGTAAATAATGTAAAAAGCGCTCTATCTTATTCTGGATCAGAGAATCTGCTAGAGTTTAGAAAAAACTCAACATACATTGAGGTTTCATCTATGTCTAATTTAGAGTCTATTAATAGAGTTTGAAAGGCATTGCTATTTTAATTTAATATGATACAATTTATACGGATTACTAAAAGTTAGGGATAACAAATGATTATACAGATTATAGGCCTTCCAGGCTCAGGTAAAACTGAATTAGCTAAAGCACTCAAAGAACGCATAAATGCTATTCATCTTAATGCAGATGAAGTTCGTGCAACAGTAAACTCTGATTTAAGCTTTACTCCAGAAGACAGAATTGAGCAGGCAAGGCGAATGGGCGAGATGGCTCGTTTAATTGCTAA